TTTTCTCCCGTAACTCCAAAATAACGATTATTCTCGCCACGCATTCGCTCTGATACGTCTGGCCGGCCAACGCCCGTCATTCGCTCTGAGTAAGCAATACGTCTCTGAGGATTTAAATTCCAGTTTTGTTTCAGAGACTTGGATAATTGTTTACGTGACGCCTCTGACAGATACCAATTCTTCCTACCTCCAGATGATTTATTATATCCTTTAGTTGGATCTGTCAAATCATAATACGAAATAAGAAATACCTCGATTGTATCAAGCATATACCAGGGGCATGCCACCACAATACTTTTAACTCTTTCAAACGTGTTAATCTTTAGGGCATTTGTATGATGAGCATTACTTCCTATTTGTCTTTTATACCGAGCAAATCTTCCTGACCGGTTAGTAGTTTGACCTGCATACATTTTTCCATTAGGAAATATCTGTAAATAAATATCACCCAATTTATATCGTTCCCAACGATAGAATTCCCAAAACATTGTTACATCATATGGTATCCGTTTATCATCATTTTTTTCAGTGTTGTCAATCATCATTTGTATTTACACGATCGACTTCTTATTTATATTTTGGTTTGTCGATATGATTAAACCCCCTCGTATCGACAAACCGTGATCTTGTACATGGTCGTTTTTCTAGTAAAAAATAAATTACGATAGTATATGGCAGACAGACAGGATTTTAATACTAATTACAGCGAGGCTTCTAAAATGTATGCCCAATTACGGGACAGTGGAAAGTCTCATGCCGATGCAATCCAAATAATGAAATCAAAATACACTGGACTCGGTCCTGACAATCAGGCTAGGCTAGAAAAAGGTTACAAGCCGGCGCCAAAGCCTCCTACACCTCCCACTCCAAAGCCTCCCAGTGGCGATGTGATAAGCACACTGGACCTTAATCTTCTCACAAAAGGCGGAGGTTCGTGGAATATCAAGAAATACAATCTCAAAAAGAGTGTCGTTACGACGTTCAAAGGAGATACCGTGATAAAATGTCAGTATGATAAAAACTCGGGAACGAGCAACGATCCAGGCGTCGGTGGTTGCAGTTTCACGGCAATCCCCAACGGTATGAACAAGGATGCCATCATATTCTCGTGGGAAGTGTATTATCCCAAGGGGTTCCAGTTCGCCAAGGGAGGTAAATATGGCGGCGTTCTCGTCGGATATGGGGATGCGAGTGGATACAAACATTCGGAAACCGGGGCATCTAACAGAATTATGTGGCAACAAGACGGCGGTATCATTGATTATATTTATCCTGCGGACAACTTGAAGCAAACGATTCCAGGTCTCGTGGCGGAAGGACATGGATGTGGATTCTTCAATAACGATTTTCAGAAGGCGTTGAAGTTTGATTCGTGGAACAAGATCGAACTGGGAACCAAGATGAACACGTTCAAGAATGGAGTTCCACAATTAGACGGAGAAACTTCTGTGACCGTGAATGGAAAGAAGCGAGTTCTAAAGGGAATTAATTGGTCGCGTAGCAGCGACTTAAAGATCAGCCAGTTCGATCTCGGAACGTTCTTCGGAGGCCCATTGCCATCTCCTGTAAGCCAATTCTGCTACTTCAAGAATTTCCAGATGTGCAAGTATTGATTATTACAAGGGAATTTTGCTGTAGTCATTGTAATCGATTACTATTTTGCTCGTGTATGGAAAGACGGATATGAACTCGTATGATACTATGGCTTTGTAATCTGTCATGTTAATTCCTCCCTTGATGTGACATTCTCCTGGGCCATTCAAAAACTGGTTCATCTTCTTGATCAACACTTTCATATGACGATTATCGATGCTAAATCCACACGATTTCATACATTTCTTCAAGAAGATTATCTCCGCGATGCGAGATTCTCGTATCTTCATATCGCAGCACTCGCACTTTTCAGATATGGGGCACTCGATGAAGACGATTTTTTCGCTCGGGTCAAATCCCAACTCTATCTCGCGGCCGTCGTCGTCTATAATTTTCGAATGTACTTCTCTGACGATGTCGGAAGACTCGGGTGCATCGAGGAAAAACTGAACTTGGCGCATTTTCATTCTGTAAATATTTACGGTTCGGACATGCAAACGAGATATATATACACTTACGATTGTCGTTTGAGATGTCATTTGCCCCCGGTGTTTTCACAATGCCCATATCGTCGTTGTGAATAACTTAATGAAAGTTTGTGATACTTATTACAATAATACAATATGGAGTTCATCACCAACGTTGAGCGGTTCGTGGAGCTGCACAAGAACATTGTCGCTGCACAGAAGGCAATGAAGGATTCCAAGAAGGAGAAGACCATTCTGGGAAAGCAAATTCTTGAGTACATGATGACGCATCATATGGCAACGCACGAGGTGGATGGCTTTACCGTGATCAATAAAGAGACGCCCGTGAAGGGCAAGCTTTCTCTGGAGATGATCGAGGCAATGCTCGAGAACCTCATTGGCGACACTGTTACCCAGGACTACGTGGATAAGATCCTGTCAGCACTGGTGAATCAGGAGGGTGGTGACGTCAAGAACACACTTGCGATCAAGAAACTGAAGGAGCCGAAGGAGAAAAAGGAGAAGAAATCCAAGACCGCAGGCGACGATGAGTAAATCATATCGTCAGACCAAATAATTTAATCTGTTGAGATCATGTAAATGTAAATATATAAATGATGTATTCGAAAGACGTCATGAGAGTCTCGATGCCGCAGAAGAGTACCTGCGTGATAATGGCCATTTCAAAGCTGACCGTAGTGCAATTCACGAAGCACTTAAAGAACGTTTGAATAACAAAGCCTCGGTGAGATATGGACGAACATGGAAATGTGTGAATTAAATAATATATTACAATCTTAATAGATATGACTACGATCATCAACTATGATATACCAGACTTACTTCCTCCGCCACAATTACGTTTTCCGACGTTATCAGAAGCTCTCGCACCGAATGTTCCCCCTGGAACTCCTGCTGGCAACGATGCTTTCTTGGACATGCCATACATGCCAGTCCCTAAGGGATTTACAAATGTTGGCAGCTTGGAATTGAATAACCTTGCAACACCAGAAAATGTAAAGAAACTGCAAGATCAAGTTAACGAACTTGCGAATAAGAGGTATAAGGAATCTACATGGCGCGGATTGACTCTTCGTTTGGCGGTTTCTGACATGTCCGAAGCGATCACCGGGATCCTCGCTGACATATACAAAAACAATGGCAATGTTAGTGCGAAAGAACTATTCACGAAGAATAATCGCATGCGAGGACTTGGATTATTGTTCATACTGATATCTGTAGTTTCTATATTGCTCGTCACTCTGGGATAATTTGTTTGATTGTGTTTACAAGATGTTGACATATAATTTCATGATTTGTCAATATTTAAAAAGTATGAGGGCGAGAGAAGTTTTCCCAGTCGATCGGGTCGTCGTTCTCGGATTCCTCGTCATCTTCGGAGTCGTATTCGTCCTCACCACTGTCCTCGATTTGCTCATCATCCTCGGCCTCATTGTCCTCAGCCTCGTTGTCCTCAGCCTCATCATCCTCGGTCTTTGCAATGTTCTTGATCAACTTCTTTGCAATCTCCATGGCCTTCTGCCGGGCGACTTCCTTTGCTGCTTCCTTCTCCAGACGAGCCGCTTCCTTTGCTGCTTCCTTCTCCATGCGAGCAGCTTCCTTTGCCGCCTCCTTTGCGGATTCTGCAGCTGCCTTCTTTGCCAGCTTGGCTTCCTCCGCAGCTGCCTTCTTTGCCAGCTTAGCATCATTGCGATCAGAATCCTTGGCAGCCTTCGCCACTGCGGAAGCAATCTTCTTTGCCAGTTTGGCAGCCTCAGAGGCGAAAGCCTTAGCCAGCTTGGCAGCCTCGGCGGCTTCCTTCTTTGCCAGCTTGGCAAACTCCTTTGCCAGGGCCTTCTCCAGCTTGGCAGCCTCCTTCATGGCAATCTTCTCCTTCTTAAGATTCTCACGCTCGATGGCGCGCGCGATCTTCTGGGCCTCGGTGTACTTGACCATGTTGGTGAGCGTGATTTTATTTTACAGAGTCCAGAAAAAACAAGTATTTATGGTAATTTCCCACCCGGGGTCAAATGACATCTGCCCCGCGGTAGCCAGGGACAAATGACACGTAGAAGACCAACGGATGGTAAGCTATATGAGAAGTAATCAAATGTAACATTTATCGTATTTGCCGAACCCGTTGAATTGAGTTACCAATACGTTGGTGTAAGCCCCCCAAGAGGGGAAGAAAATCCAATCGTCCACGTGGAGCTCTGGGAGGACCACAGAGTCTCTGATGACATCTACAGAATCGCACGTGCACCCGTAAATTACCGATGGAAACTCAACGTCTTCTTCTGATCTTTTGACTACCTCAGGTTCGGGAATTGATTTTTCAAAAATACAATTTGAGAATCCGCCGTAGGTACCATCACCCACGAAATACTCGAACACTCCTTCGCGTTTTCTTTTTCCTATGACTTGGACACACAACGCGGAGTAGTGCTCGGCGAAGAACCTCCCGGGCTCGGCGATCACCTTTATTTTATCAGTATCGAAGAAATCCTTCAGCCCGTCGTTGATATATTCAGTAACGCACGTAGACAGCTCGCCGTCTTCGTCGAAATCTGCGTAGAACCCCCCACCGATGTCAAGGAGCCTCATATCATGACCGATTTTAGAAGAAATGTCGAACGCTTCCTTCGCGTGCTTGATGGCCTTGTAAAACGCATCCGGGTTGCGACTTCCAGAACCAACGTGGAACGAAATCCCAACGACTTTCATGTTGTGATCGAAAGCGTATTGTAGGAGCTCCGGTATGTCTTCGTGATTTGCCCCATATTTGCTTCCTAGTGAAATAGTCGCATTGGGATCATCGCAGCGAATGCGCAGAACCAACTCGCACTCTGGGTGGTACATTTGGAGTTTGTCAACTTCGTAAGTTGAGTCGAAGGTGGTGATATTCACCCCGTTGTCCTTTGCCAACAAGATGTCGTCCGGGCTCTTGATAGTATGGGCGAATATTACCTGTTCGGGCTTGGCGCCAAGGTTGATAACTTTCTTTATCTCGGTTCCGGATGCACAGTCGAAGTTTACTCCCTTTTTTAGGAGCGTCTTAAGAAGAACTTCGTCATCGTTGCACTTTACCGCGTAATGGGGGACCACCCGCGGGAGCATGGTATGGAATCTATCAACGAGATTTTCGATAAACTTGGGGGATGAAATGTATAGAGATTTTTGAGTGAGAGGGCGATCGACGAGGATTTTCCTGGCATCGTCGATCGTAACACCCGCCATAAATTAGTTAGTATACTAAGAAAACAAAAAAAATATATAAAACTATGTGTCTATATGATCACCTGAGTGGATTCGTACGCCTTCCAGCGTTTGTGATAATGAACTTACCGCCGGATTTCCCCTTATATATCTTCCTCCCCTTTCTATCTACTGCTCCCGTAAATTCCATCTTATGATTGTTCACCTTGCTTTTCAATGATTCGTTTACATATGGCACTCTCTTGCCGATCGTCGAAATAACGAATTTTCCTCCGCGAGGTCCATGCCATATAACCCTTCCCATAGAATCTCTCTCACCGCTGTTGGTGCCTTCGAATAGATGTGCAAATTTACGGTCGGGGGATGACACCTTGGGGGGAGATGGAGCCTTCCTGGGACTTGGTGCAATTTTCCTGGCTTTGGGACCTGGGCGCGGGGGAGTAAAGAAGCTGTCGAGGTTTAAACTGAATTGAGGCGAAGGCATCTTCTTGGGGGTGTTTCCAGAATTTCTCAACAGTTTTTCCAATTCGTTGGTGGTTATATTCGGCGACGACTTACGCGGGGAAGGAGACCTCAACAAGTTATCGAGGTTGGGCATATTTTGAGAAAAACTCCTAGAAGCGCTCATTATATGTGTACCTTATATTTTTTTATGTGTATTACTTATAATGCCATCACTCCCGCCAACATTTCTCAAATCAACTCTATACACCAACGAGTTGTTTGGAAACGTCTCAGAAACGTCTCAGAATACATCGTAAAGTAATATAATGAGAATGCGTTTTGTCGATACGGATAAATGTTCGTATCGACAAACCTGATTTTTAACAAACTACATATTACAAGTATAGAGACGCGAAGCTAGTAAAATCTGGCACGAAATCCACCGGCAAAAGTTCATCTGCGCTCGCTACACCTGCCGGTCCCTTGGTATCGGGAACGAAGCTGTTAAAAGACGCGAACTTCTTCACCCACAGCTTGCTCTTAGGGTCTAAAACGCACACGATGACCAGTTTTAGGGAGTAATTCTTTATCCGGTCATAGCAAATAATAGTCAGATCGTAGTGAATATTCTTGGCAGCGTCCACTCCCTTTGCAGCATATTCTACGGATATGAAATCTAGATTGGGTGCGTCGGGTCCTTTCACGCGCGACAGCACCATCTTAGATATTCTCTCTACTTCCGAGTCGTTGTATGGCGCGGACTCGGGAAAGGTCGTCTTGGCCACGGCAGCGGGAGCGTTCTTGTCAACAAAGCGACTCAATATCCTGTCGAACGAGGTCGCAGTGTCTGGTATAGGATCCGCAAATATATATGTCTTATCTACTGGAACTTGAGTGAAATCCATGCTTCGATTCTCCGGGATTGGCTCAACAAATTTCCCAACAACAACGAATTTTTCAGTCTGGCGATAGTATAAAAATGCGATCACGACGACGAGCAATAACACGGCTATACCAGTGAGAACATTCATTATATATTGTAATCTAATATTATTTTATTATTAAATATATTGACGAGAAAATAGCTTAATAATTTTGAAATATACAACATAAATGATTAAACCACGATGACTAATTCAAAGTTGAAAAATAAAGTGCCTGATCTAGTTCTCCAAGCATCTCATCACGGATGTTGAGAAGCTCAGAGTTTTTGGATATGATCTTTTCTAAGTCTCCGCGTAAATATTCTTGAGCCGTCTTCAAAAGTTTTACGTATTTAGTCTTGGTCATGTTTTGGATGAGGACGTTGCTCCCGGACTTCATCACGGGTCTTGCATGTCCACCTATGTATTTTTCAATAAAGCTATCGATCAAATCAGACAGTTTGTCCAGCAACTTGTCAGTCGCCTTGTGGTTGGAATACTGAGTTGTATTCCAATGATACATCTTCAGGTTCATTTGGATTTCAAAAAAGAACAGTACTATTTTTGCTCCTTTTGACGCGTTGTTATTATTGTTAGACATGTATATTGTGATATACAAACATTATTTAAATAATATATCAGCGAGTCACTGTAAATTCGCGATACGGTCCAATGACAAATATCATTTACGGACATAGAGTGTGTACGTAACATATTTGACCTCAGACGCGTCGGAATACTTCAAGATCTTTTTGATATTTTTGGGATTTGACCAATCTACTTCAAGATTTTTAGATTTATTAGCGTCGTAAATGTACCTTTTATTGCCGCACATATACGCGACTACAGCGTGAGGCCCTACAGAGATTGACACCGTATACACCATGTGAGACAATTCGAATCGCGTTTCACCGTCGCGTGATTTCATGAACATGGGTTGCGAGTGTAACGTCCTATATTCACCCGAGGGAGGGCCGAACCTATACAAAATCCGTCGATTTCCAATCCCATTTGGAACAAAACTTTGCCATTCTGGTAGATATACGATGTTATCATTCCCGAACAATATTTTCATGATTTGCAGTGCTGCGATGCCCGTTTGCCCTCCTCGTCTCCCATTTGCAGTTGGAGAGGACAATCTTTTGGGGGTGAATAGCTTCCCAATCAAGTTTACAGACACATTTTGAGACCTACCGACGATCGGTTGTTTGCTCTGTATTTTCATAAAATAGTGATATATGTATTTCTTTGATAATGTCAGCGGGCACGAACCTTCTGGAAAGCTCTTCGACAACGAAATTATATTTGTCGGACTCAGCTTAGAAATTTGTTCCAATATCATCTTTGAGGTGCCCTCGGCAAGTATGAATCCGTTTAATGGAGAGTTAAACCAACATGTATTGGTTACTTGCCCGAGGCCTCGAGAAGTACCACACCCTTTCGCCGGTGTTGTTTGACGTTTAGGACTTCTCACGGGTGATACAATCCTCGGGGGAGTGAACATTTCCTTCACACCATACATTCTTTTGCCATTCTGCATCACATACAAACCTTTCGAGTCTTTGAATATTTTGCGTTTCTGAGAGTCCACGCTTTCTATGTTTATCCCCGGACTCATAGGCGTATTTTTTACCGGTGATGAGTTCCTCATGGGGGTGAAGAGTTTTTTCACGTACACCTTTTTATCACCCTGTTTCACATACGTGCGTCCCTTCGAGTCTTTGAACACTCTGCGTTTCTTGGCATTCACTTTCCCGATGTTTATCATAGGGCTCTTTGCTGGCGTGTTTTTCACCGGCGATGAGTTTCTCATGGGGGTGAATAGTTTTTTCACGTACACCTTTTTATCACCCTGTTTCACATACGCGCGTCCCTTCGAGTCTTTGAACACTCTGCGTTCCTTGGCATTCACTTTCCCGGTGTTTATCACAGGGCTCTTCGCTGGCGTAGTCTTCGCCGGCGTAGTGTCCGTGGGAGTGAACAACTTTTTTACATACACTTTCTTATCGCCTTGTATGACATACGTGCGCCCTTTCGAATCACGGAACACTTTGCGTTTCTTGGAATCTCTCTTTTCCGTGTTTATCGCAGGGCTGAAAATCTTTCTCAATCTATCCATCGTATATATACGTATTATATATATACGTATTATATTTACTTTTCTGTTCTCTTAGCAACCTATTTTTCCCTCGAATTGTGACAACAAATATCGCACTGCATTTCGTGCTTCTTCTAATGACGTGTGGCAAGAAGTTCGCCAGAGTCCGTCGGCATACAAAGTGACTTGCCACTTGTTCCCGGGATGCTTTTGAATAGCGGTGTCAACCGAATAAGTCATGCTGATATGTTTAAAAAAGCAACCATAAGTTATTAAAAAATATTGTCTTATTGTATCATGCAAATCTTCGTCAAGACTCTCACTGGGAAAACGATTACGCTCGAGGTAGAGTCCAACGACACCATAGAAAATGTGAAGGCCATGGTACAGGACAAGGAAGGTATCCCGCCTGATCAGCAACGTTTGATCTGGGCCGGGAAACAACTCGAGGATGGACGGACACTTGGTGATTATAACATTCAAAAAGAAAGCACTATACATCTTGTCCTGAGATTACGCGGTGGCATTGTCGTTTGATCCCGGTCATACGAAGAGTATATTACATCAAAACGGAACACTATGAAACATAATAATCATACACAAAATGTTCACCCGCTTCCTCAGGTCATGCTTCGCCGGCGAACCCAGTTGGGAGAGATATACGGAAAAAATGATAATAGGTGGTGGATCGTTTAGCACCGTCGTATTGGCAAAAGACAACTTGACGGGGGGAAAGGTTGTTCTCAAAAAGGCACAAAATAAAGCGGAGAAACGGGAGATTGCTGCAGAATACGAGATCCTCAGAAGTCTTGATCACCCCAACATAATTAAGCCCATGGATTTTGTTGACGAGGGTCTTGGATTCATGGTCCTGCCGTTTTATATGCAAGATATGTATACTCATGTGGAGAGGAAAGGGCCTTCTGACGCCGAGATGAAGATGATTGTCAAGAATATAACATCCGCGATGAATTATCTTCATTCCCTGGACATCGTTCACAGAGATATCAAACCCGAAAATATCCTCGTGAACAAGGACTTCTCTTCCGTTGTTCTGACAGACTTCGGGATGGCTGCAGAGGCTGCATCCAAACCTACTAACATTTGCGGGACTCTGGCATATATTTCCCCAGAAGTACAAAGTGCCGCATGCCTTCGTGATTCTACAGGTAATACAGACTGGAAAAAAAGTGATGTGTTTTCGCTCGGTGTTACTTTTTACACGATTTACGCATTTGAATTCCTTTTTTACATGCGGAAGGATGACGAATCGATAACTCCCAGTCAAATATACATAGACAACGAAATTGACTCGTCTAAATGCAGCGACGACCTCAAAGATTTGCTCAAGAAAATGATCTGCGTAGATCCCAAGGAACGTATTTCTATGGCCGATGTTGCGTTGCACCCGTACCTTCAATGATTATTTTGATACTATAATGATGTAATGTCAAAACAATGTAAAACAAACACTCACTTAAAGAACATCTTCTGTTGAGCAATAACAACGGCGAGCATGAAACAGATCACGCCAATAGACACATGAACAGAGTGAGGGAGACAGGAATTTGTGATCAGAGAAGCGACTGCACAATGGTCGGAGTGCGGAAATAGTCCCCAGAATATGGCATTTATGGCAATGAATGCTACGAGTATGTTCTTCAACATCATAATGTAATAAAATATTTATTTCTTGGGCCAATTGCACGAGTTAGAAGATGAATCCCATACAAGACCAGCTGGACAATTCATCTTCACACCGGCGTTGAAGAAGAAGGGTTCTCCATCAACACCTGAGATTCCAGCAGAAGGAGTAGGTGTGGGCGTAGGAGTAGGCGTAGGTGTGGGCGTAGGAGTAGGCGTAGGTGTGGGCGTAGGAGTAGGCGTAGGTGTGGGCGTAGGAGTAGGCTTGGGAGCAGGTTTAGGCTTGGGAGCAGGTTTAGGCTTAGGAGCAGGCTTAGGCTTGGGAGCAGGTTCGGGTTCAGGAGTAGGTTCGGGAGTTGGTTTGTTACCATCGCCACCACCATGTGTGAGATTGTCGTGAATGACTTTCATCAGAGATCTGGGATTATCATAAGGATGATCCGCGGAATCTTCCCATATCAATACACCGCCAAGCCCTTTCGCATGAACATAATCACACTTGAGTTTCACGGAACGCGGCTCGTCATACGAATTCAGATTACGTTTCTTCGGGTCATATGAGTATGCCGCATTCGCAACTGGGTCCCACATTTCAGTAGAACCTGGGAGAGGAAGAAACTTGTAATCTACACTGCCCGCGTCCCATGTTTTATCAGTCGATCCGGTCGTATAAGGTTTGCCCAACCCGTCCGTGTTGCCAAACCCACGAGAATAAAATGCTACGCCTATGAAAATTTTTTTAGGTTCTACACCAAGACCGAGCATAGTCTCTGCCGCAACTTCTGCGGAGTATGGAACGAATGGAGACTTTGAAATATTGGTGTGATGCCCCGCGGTGGGACCTGGACCCCAATTTCCATCGGCGAAATCATATGCCATTACATGAACTTCGTCGAGTAAGTCACTGATCTGTTTCACAGGGAACTTCCATTTTTCTGGCGCGGCACTTGTGCACATAGAGATTCTAAAACCAGGAAGTTTCCGACGAATAAGATCGAGTAGTTTGACGAAGTTGGCAGGGTCGTCTTTACTCGTTTTATTTCCACCCAAACCAAAATTCTCACCATCACTGAGATATTCCCAATCCAGAGAGATACTATTGAACAGACCAGGGTATCGATTCATTATTCCTGCCAGAGATGTTACAAACCTTTCACGATTATCCGACGTGGAAATCGCAGGCGAGAAGTTCCCGCTCCAGCTCCACCCACCGACGGATGCATGCATGTTGAATTTGTGACCCTGCTTTCGGAGTTTGAGGAATTGTCCGAGAGTTCCCAATTGATCTGGAGGAGAATCCCACTTATTCTGAGGGTCAATACCTTCACCTGGGCCATTAAAAGGCATTTGATAATCAGACCACTCATCTCCGGAATACACCCTGCCGGTCGAATCTACATTGAAGAAAGCATGTGCCACATCAGTGATCTTATCTATAGGAAGGTTCTTGGGGTAAAATTTTCTGTCGTAGCAAGCCCATGACGTGTGAAAATGTACGGCTTGTTTTCCAGTGGGAGACGTGAAATATGGTGCGGGAGTTGCGAGGGCCATTGTAATATTACAATATATTATTATTAAGTTGTTTTACACAAAGTATGTTCATTCTACCGTGACGCTTTTTGCGAGCATCGGTGGTCTGTCAACATTGCGGTTCAATTTCACCGCCACGTGATAAGACAACAATTGCATTGGAATGATGTGAATGATGGGCGAGAGAATTTTGCAAATAAACGGAACTCGGATCACCGACAAATTATGACGTTGTTGGATATTGATGTGTTGTTCTGTGATGACAAATACCTTGGCACCACGAGACAAGACCTCGTCGATATTGCTCAATAGTTTGTCCAAGCAACTGTGGTCTGCCAGACTAACAATAACCGGAACGGGTTTGTTGAGTAGCGCCAGTGGACCGTGCTTCAGTTCTCCCGCGGAGATTCCTTCCGCGTGGATATACGAGATTTCCTTGAGTTTGAGAGCTCCTTCGTATGCGATCGCCGAGTGAAGGCCACGTCCAAGAAACAGCGCCGAGTGGCTCTCGTATATCTCGTCCGCCCATTGTTTCATTGCATCGTCCATCAGACACAATGTTCGTTCCACCGCATCCGGAACACACTTCAACATTCCCATATCAGTCTTTCCCGAGAGGGTGATTGCCAGAGCATACAATCCCACCAACTGCGACGTAAAAGCCTTTGTGGAAGCCACCGACACTTCCGGACCACACTTCGTGGTGAATTTGAGAGCACTTTCCCTCGCGATCGTGCTTCGGGGAGAATTGCAAATTGTGAGAGTGTATAGCATTCCTGCATTCTTTGCCTTTTTCAGAGCCATCAGTGTGTCGGCGGTCTCTCCAGACTGAGTAACGGTGACGACGAGCGTGTTGGCGTGGACGTTTCTCGGTTCATACTCGCTCGCGATGAAGACGTCGCATCTCATATTGGAGATCGTCTCAATCCAATTCTTTGCAATAAGCCCTGCGTTATAACTTGTTCCGCATGCCAGGATGATGACATCACTTACCTTTTTAAGAATGATGTCAGAATCCTCACCGAATATGTCCGAAGAAGACGTGATGGTGTCGATCGTTCTTTTGATACTTGCCGGTTGTTCATAAATTTCCTTGAGCATATGATGTTCAAACTTACCGAGAGATGTGCTAGTTTCTAGAATGTTGTTTTTTTCGTATACAACGTCAATACTGTTGTTATTTTCATCGAACAAAAACACATTACCGTCGTACATGTATCCAATAGTCCCATCCTCTATATACATGATTTCCCGTGCCAGAGACATTGCGACGGGGTCGGATGCCACGCACAAAGACTCATCGTGATTGACGCCGATGACCAGAGGACTTTTGTTTTTAGCAATGACCATGACGTCTGGGTTCTTGTTGCAGATCACGGCGATGGCATACGAACCATGCAGTTGATTTACGGCGCACCTCGTAGCTTTGTGCAAGTCACCCTCATACAATGATTGGATCAGATGAACGATCGCTTCGGTATCTGTTTGACTTTCAAATACGAACCCTTGCCCGGTGAGATGCGCGCGAATATCTTGATAGTTTTCGATGATTCCGTTGTGGACGACCGCGATATGAATATCATTCTTAACGGAAAAGTGCGGGTGTGCGTTGATCACACTTGGCACACCGGTCGTGCTCCATCGCGAGTGCGCAATTGCCACGCTCGATTTTGCTCCTCCTGTTTTAACACGAAGGTCTTTGATGCCGTTGATACTCCTGATTCTTTTTAGGCTTTCGTTATCACTAAATGCCACTCCGCACGAGTCATATCCTCTATATTCAAGCTTTTCGATCGCGTCAATAGAAATTGTGACAGCGGAGGAGTTTGAAACGATACCAAAGATGCCACACATTTTTGTGTTTACATCTTAGATACAATACTCCTTTATATACATACGTGTGTCAATATGTAATTTGTCGTTTGTCATGTAGAAAGAATTGTGTGCGCTATCCGAAAAGCAAATTCTGGGTGTTTCAGATCCTGGTGATATTCCAGAATATCATCGAGACAGAAGTGAATCTTTGATATCAATGTATATTGGGACTCTATGGATCCGACTGTAATATTGTCAATTCCGCAGAAATTACCGTCTCTCAAAAATTTATTCTGGCGATGCGTTCTGTCATAATTGTTTTCGATAAAGCTTGTAATCTCTTCGAGTGGAAACACATACGAGTTAGTGAACAAATCAAAGCGTATATTCAATAAAAATTCATTCTTTTCGATCGAATCATACACATGCTTTATAATTCTATGCTGGCCATACACATATCGTTTCCACCCAAGAAGACTCGTCCGACTTGACGCTAGTTTTCCTTCGACATTTCCGTGAAGTTCTATGTCGGAATCTGATTCTATGATTATTTTTTTGACATGTACAAAAATGTCTTTGAAATATGAACGAATAAGTTCCGTAGTGACCGGCGTCGAGTCTTCTTCGATGTGGCGCCAAGACAAAGTGTTCTGTTTCTTATTCCACGTGTGAATAAATATTTTTATGTCGTATTTGTCTGCCATACATTTCAATAGTTCGTACAATTCTTCTGACTCGAACGCATTCCTGATATGTCCTCGGATGACTATATTCATGTACATTCTCTCTTGATATTTATTACGTGTTTTTACATATAAATTAATCGCGAATACCGGATACGCGAACATAATCAACACTCATAATTGCAGGAAAAATATCATTCTGCGGGACTCCCGACCATCTACTCCCCACAGAAACATCCATAATTATATAAAATGGTCTGTTTGCATATGGAGCAAGAGGATCATTTGCTTCGGAACATTTGCCATACCAAGCTCCAACATCGGTAGTTCCAATAAGTTCGTCGTCGACATAAAACGAGATCGAATCTGCAGACCATTCCACGGCATATACAACATACTCATCGCAAAACCTGTCATAATTTTCCTTCTTCATGAAGCCATTTTTATGATATGAGTCGTCTCGAGTTACCCATGATCCTACGGATATGCTGGTGCACCTCGGTGTTTCGAATATATCAATTTCGGCATGACATTCTTCCACCACCGGAAGCAACCAAAAAGCGCCAACAACTCCAGGTCCTCTGGGTGCTTTGAGCCGAGATTCGATACGAATAGTTGACCATGTAGAATTATCTACAAACATCCCCGGGTTCCAATTCCCTCCGGTACGATTGGTGTCAATCCGAGCAGATGTATAATATGTTTGGTCATAATTGGGATTTTGTTCATCGTATTGCACCCCATTGGAGTTATTCGCAATGATGTTCAAAGTTCCATTATACACATCCACTGTAGTTTGGTCGTCTATGTAATGCTGCAGTTCTCTCCGAGTTGTGTAATGATCAACCACGTCTGGCTGAACATACCATTTGGAACGATCGATTTCGTCGCCATCGAACTCGTCCCACCACATGGCTTCGAAACCATCCTTGGGGATGAACGGGGGCTGCTCGTATAAATAAGGGCCATCCGGAGGGTTGTCTGGATCAATCGGCGAAGGTGGCGAAGGAGGCGACCCGTTCGCGTCTTTACTCAAAAGAATTCCCGCCCCGGTGGCACCACCTGCAAGAAGACAAAACACTGCTACGCCAATGATGATTTTATATTTCATTTTTGTGGAATTTTTAGTAGTAACGATTTTGTTGTTATATGGGAAACTGCCGATGGAGTTGTCGGTATTTGTTTCAATGTCTACCGTCACAAAGTTAGAAGACATTACGAATTATTAAAATTTATAAGATACAACTTACATGAAATAATTAATTTAATTAATTACAATAGTCATTTGACCCTGGTAAATGTCATTTGTTCCTGATGTAGATGGGCGGAAGTCATTTGCCCCTGGTAATGAAATAAACATATAATGATGCCGGGCATCACCAGATTAAATTAAAATTAAATCATGGGTGACACCAAGATGCTCACATACGTGCTGTCTAATATTTTTGCAATCGGAGGTGCTTTGCTCATCTTAGCACCGGCCATTGCTGGATATGTATTGCATTGGAATATAGGAGTCACGACCATTTGGAGCATCAGTGGTTATGGTATATTCGTGTTCTCGTTCTTCCTTGCTCAGGTTCTGTTCTCCGAGCTCAACCTGCGTCGTCTGCGCAAATGGGTCGCTCTTCGCCCAGAGGGCTGGAAGGACATCAGAGTCGCGGTCATCATCGCGGGATATCGTGAGGACGAGTTCATGTTCCAGAAGTGTCTCGAATCAGTTCGCGACTCCGAATATGGAAATGTTGCCCGGTTGATTTGTGTCATCGATGGAGATGAACCGGATGACATGAAGATGACAGAGGTATACAAGAAGGTGTATAACGACAACATCCAAACGCCGAAGATGGTGCTGTGCGAGGCGGAGAACAAGGATGGGGCCGCAATTCATCCCGACTTTTCTCGCAATATTTGCGTGGCACAACCTCATCGTGGAAAGCGCGAGTGCCTGTATACGGGATTTCAACTGGCCGCCATGGATCCCAGCATTCACGCCGTCGTGCTCATTGACAGTGACACGGTTCTCGAGAAGGACGCCATTATGGAAGTAGTATATCCTTTCGCTTGCGATCCCATGGTCCAAGCCGTTGCCGGTGAATGCAAGATTTGGAACACGGACACCCTGCTGTCTATGCTCGTCCACTGGAGATATTGGAGCGCCTTCAACGTCGAGCGCAGTGCACAGTCATTTTGGAGGACCGTTCAGTGTGTGGGAGGACCTCTCGGAGCATACACCATGGACATCATCAAGGAGATCAAGGAGCCCTGGATCACTCAGAAGTTTTTGGGGCAGAAGTGTACCTATGGTGACGATCGCCGTTTGACCAACGAAGTCCTGATGAAGGGTAAGAAGATCGTATATACTCCTCGTGCTGTCGGTTGGAGCGACAGTCCCACAAAGGTAATGAGATACCTTGTCCAGCAGACACGTTGGAGCAAATCTTTCTGTCGCGAAATTTGGTGGACTGTCGGCTGCGCATGGCGTCACAATGTTTGGCTGGCATTTGAGTGCATGTATCAAATTACCTATTTCTTCTTGATCATTTATCTGTTTTCTCGAGTGATGATCCAAGCCGACCCAAGGGCTCAAATCGCAACCGCCCTCGTCAGCACGACCGTCGCACTGATCAAATGTGCATACTTTGCTATTCGCGCCAAGGATATTCGGGCATTCTTTTTCGTTCTTTATACATATGTTTACTTTTTTGCCATGATCCCGGCGAGGATCACCGCAATGCTTACGATGTATGACGTGAGCTGGGGAACTCGCGGATCAAACGGGACTTCTTCCATCGGGTCGCGTGTTTGGCTGTGGATGAAGCAATTCCTGGTTATGTTCCTTTGGTGGGCACTTGTGCTCGCTGGAGCCGCATACAGCATTTACAAGAACTGGTATTTCCAGTGGGATTCACTGGCATATCGCTTTGCTCTTGCTGGTATCTCCGCGTATATCTGTTTTATCGCACTTATGCTGTTGGCATATGGCATTGGGAAACTGACGAAGTGGAATTACACGAAGCTGCAGAAGACTCTCATCCAGGATAAACTGACTCCCGCATCTGCTGTTTGATAAATCTTCTTGAAACCATAAAATAATAATAATATACATGAAATATGGTAATTAAAAATGTATGTAACAGTTTGTCAATCATTATTATCTATCATATTGACAATCTTTAATATAAAAGCACCCTCATTCTACCAACAGTGTAAAATTAAAATGCCATACAAGAAATGTCCATGTGGAACACGACCGCTATATAACGTGCCAGAGGAAAAGAGACCGATATGTTGCAAGGATTGTAAGACCGATGAGATGATCAATGTCATATCCAAGAAATGTCCATGTGGAAACTGTGTGATGTATAACATGCCCGGAGAAAACGTTGGGATTTGCTGTTCTAAATGCAAGACCGAAGACATGATCAACGTCGTTCACAAGAGATGCCCGTGTGGAAACTATGTGGTGTATAATGTGCCCGGTGAAACAAAAGGAATATGTTGTAAAGGATGCAAGACCGATGACATGGTCGACGTCGTATCCAAAAAATGTCCATGTGGAAACTGTGCGATGTATAACATACCCGGAGAAACAAAGAGGGTGTACTGTTCTAAATGCAAGACCGACGAGATGATCAATGTTGCTAGCAAGATATGCCCCGGATACAATGATTCATGTCCCGTGAGAACATACATCACCAATGGGTATAAGTATTGCATGTCGTGCGACCCGAACGATGCTAGACGAAAGTTGTTCAAACGATTCGAGGAGGAGTTCTTTGAATATGTCAAGGACAGGCTAGACGTTCACAAACGGGAGTTCAGGGTAACATTCGACCCTACAGAGACTGCTAAGAAGTTTGCCAGACTCGATGGTGTTGTGTTCGGTGATGGTGTAATTGTGTGTCTGGAGGTCGACGAAAATGGTCATCAGGATTACGAGTGTGACGAGCATCGCATGCATCTCGTGACGGCGGAGTTGCTTCAGAAGTATCCTGAACATGCGGTATCGTGGGTCCGCATGAATCCTACGGTCAATGCGAAGAGCCAGTGGAGCAAGACTTCGAAAGTAATTCGAGAAAAACGTTTCGAAGATGTTGTTGCGATCGTGAAAAAAATTTTGAAAACACGCGATACTCGTGTAGTGTATATCGGATTTTAAAAAAAACTTCAAATTGAATGTCGTTTGACCCTGGATTTTTCAATGATATAAAACCCCTCATTCTACCAACAGTGTAAAATTAAAAATGTCCCTCAACGACTTCATCGCCGAGTTCCTTGGAAACGAGAAGTTTTGGTTTTCAAAATCGCCAGATCAAGATGCATACTTGACAGAAAAATATGGTCATCTCCTGGATAACCCCGGGAGTGACAATCACTTACATCTCACGATTCTGTACGACCAACTCCCAAGGCATGTATTCAGGAATGAAAAAAAACACATGGTCGCACGTTTCCTATACTTAGCCCTCGTGCACTACGACCACGTGTGTCTTGATACTCTTACAGACGTGGAATGGTGTTTTACCCATCTCCCTCTTCGTCACCAGGGGGACCCTGAATGGATACATCGTGTTGCACAGAAGGCGTGGGAACGCATCACTCCTGACTGTCATCCATTCTTGCACCGGTTTCTGAAGGCGACATACGAGCGCTGCCCGGTCGCAAATCAGTCGCAGTTCATCAAGACGACATATGCGGATACAATTTTCTCGGCAGCAACACACCGGGACACTCTGGATTTCATCCCACCCGACGCGGTGATCCCAATCGATCTTGGAAACCCTCTGGTAAAAGCGGTACGAAAGGCGCTTGACATACATCGCCCAAACAAGCTGTTAATGAGTATTTCTGGTGGGTCTGATTCTATGGTGGCATTTCACATCGTCAGGGGCCTACAGAGTCTGTATAGGTACGAATTAGAGGCGGTGATGATCAATTATACAAACCGGGAGAGTGCATATGCGGAGGAGGAGTTCGTCACCGACTGGGTGAATTCGCTGGGGTACCCGTTGCACGTGCGGAGAATTGAGGAAATCAAGAGACAGAAGTGCGTAGAAGCTGATATGAGGACCACATACGAGAAATATACCAGGCAGGTCAGGTTTTCTACGTACAAAACAATCGCCAGCGATGCCCTGGTGGTGATGGGCCATAATAGAGGGGATTGTCTGGAAAATATTTTACAAAACATCGGGAGTTGCCACAAGTACGACAATTTATCCGGTATGGACATGCTCGTCGTTCAGGACGGAATCTCTTTTTTCAGACCGCTTTTGGACATTTCAAAGGAAGATATCGTGGAATACGCCGAGATGCATCAAATTCCGTTCCTTCCAAACTCCACCCCTGCTCACTTTCACAGGGGGAAAATCAGGAATAGGGTGGTTCCCGTGCTGGATTCGTGGAACAATCTGTTCATTCCCGGGCTGTTTCATGCCAAGGATACCATGTCTCAAATGCATAACGTGGTTGAGATGAGCGTTGCGATGGTGGCTGATAAATTTGAAAATAACACGGCCAGCGTAGATGTCTCGTATCTCAAATTTGGAGATTACTTCTGGAAGCTATGTTTGAAAAAACTTTTTCCAGCGGAAAAGATGAGCAACAAGATGTTCTGCTCGCTCATGGAGCTGTTCACCCGGGCTCCCCAAGACACCCGGTTTGAAATCAACAAGAACCTGAGGCTGCACATGACCATCGCGAATACCACTGCATGCTTCCGTTTCTACCACACGAACATGTAAAACCATTCAGACAAATAAACAAAAGTAGCCTATACCAACTACAGGCTACTTCATTTTTTTTGAAGAAACTTCAACCAAGAGACCTTTTGAAAACTTAATACATGTATATAAATTCTGTAAGAAATAAAAAATAAATATTTAAACAAAAAATAAAAAGTATGATACCAACTACAGGCTACTTCATTTTTTTTTGAAGAAACTTCAACCAAGAGACCTTTTAGAAACTTAATACATGTATATAATTTCTGTGAGAAATAAAAAATAAATATTTAAACAAAAAATAAAAAGTATGATACCAACTACAGGCTACTTCATTTTTTTTTGAAGAAACTTCAACCAAGAGACCTTTTAGAAACTTAATACATGTATATAATTTCTGTAAGAAATAAAAAATAAATATTTAAACAAAAAATAAAAAGTATTTCTACCAAAAGTATTTCTACTTCAATATTTTTTTTGAATAACTTAATAAATATTGAGGATATATAAAAAAATGAATGTAAAGATACATAAGTTTCAAGTGTATTCGTGCGGTTGTGGTTACGTGTCAACTCATGCCGGAAATGCCAGTAAACATAAAAAAGTCGCCTGTGGTCATGAAATGATAAATGAAGTGAAAGAGTTTGTGTCAAAGGAAGATTATGACAATAAAGGAGGTGCAGCTGCTTCTGGCGCCGGCGCTGTTGCTGGAACTGGTGTAGCCGTCAATGGTGACCATAATACCACGAATGTTGACAATAGCACTGTCAACAATAATGTGAACATCACCTTGGTGCTTCCCGAACGAACTACGAAAGAAGACTTCGTGGAGTATCTCGAGAGCATGGAACGGTTGGGTTTTCGAACGCCCGAACAGGTAGCAGCAATGCCCGGTAAATTGCTTATGTTCACACGAGGCGCCAAGGAACTACCAGGTGCTCTTATCGAGAGAAACAAAAAGATAATAGAAAAACTTCCCGACGGAACCGAACGGATAATGGGAAAAAAGAAAGCCGTGCGAACGTATACACACGAAGCGGTAGATGCATTGTGTTTACGACCGCCTACAACCAGCGCGACTGATTTTTTAGAGATGGACCGCGGAACAAAACGAACGAAGATGTCGATACAAGATGCTGTAAAACTCAGGGCTACTGATTCCGTAGCTTTTCATCACGAGGTTCCGACGAACGTGAAGACAATTCAACAGAGAATAGAAAGTCACACGGAAAAAGCGCTCGATAAAATCACATTAGAAAACAAGACCAATGGATTCTTGTAATTGTCATTTTAATCATATTGACACACAATGTAATTTAATACTCTCACCACATACACATAACATCAAAAAAATGTCTTCCTCCAAGAACATCACTGTCGTTGGTTCCGGTTACGTTGGCAGTGCCATGGCTGCTCTTCTCGCCAAGTATCACAATGTAACCGTTCTCGACATTTCTCAGGATCGAGTTGACAAGATGAATTCTCGCAAGAGTCCTATCGAGGACAAGGAAATTGA